AGCAACACCAAGACCCCCCAGACCGAGAGCCTTTCCCTCACCGTCTCCCCCCTGGCCGACGGCAAGGTGAAGGCCAAGACCACCCCCACCACCCCCGAGGCCGTGTACAACGCCTGGTTTACCCAGGTGTGGCAGCCCGGGGCCACCGCGGGGGCGTAAGCCATGGAGACCACCATCCACATTGACGGCCGGGACGTGAAGTTCCGGGCCACGGCGGCCGTTCCGAGGCTCTACCGCATCAAGTTCCGCCGGGACATCATGCAGGATATGACCGCCGTGAAAAGGGCGCTGGAGCGCAAGGCCAAGGACGGCGACGACATTCCCCTCGAGGCGCTGGAGATGTTTGAATCCATGGCCTACATCATGGCCAAGCACGCTGACCCCGAGCTTCCCGCCGACAGTCCGGAGGAATGGCTGGAGAGCTTCAGCATGCTCTCCATCTATCAGGTGTTCCCCGTGATCCAGGCCCTCTGGGCCGGCAACAACGAGAGCCTCGTGGAGGCCAAAAAAAAACTGGAAGCATCGACCGGGAGGTAACCACTCCTCTTCTCCTTCTGCGGGCCGTCCAGCTGGGGATCTCCATCCGGGACTTAGACCTGCTCACCATCGGTATGATCAATGATATGTACGCGGAGTCGGCAAACGACGATCTGGAGTACCCCACGCTGGCGACCCAGGAGGACATCGACCGCATGCTGTAAGGAGGCGAACTATGGCAAGCAATCGAATCAAGGGCATCACCATCGAGATCGGCGGCGACACCAAAAAACTGGATAAGGCGTTGTCCGGTACCAATAAACAGCTGAACGACACCCAGAAAAACCTCAAGGATGTGGAGCGGCTTCTTAAAATGGACCCGGGCAACACGGAGCTGCTCGCCCAGAAGCAGCGGCTTTTGAGCGACGCGGTGGCCGGCACGTCCCAGAAGCTGAACACCCTGAGAGAAGCGGCCAAGACCGCCGACGACGCCCTGGCCCGGGGCAAGGGCTATGAAGAAAAGTACCGACCCCTGAAGGAAGAGCTGGACAGCACCTCCGCCGCGCTGGCTGAGCTGCGGGACGCGCAGAGCCGCATGGAGGCCGATCTGGCCTCCGGGAAAATCTCCGCCGAGGCCTATGAGGCCTATCAGGCGGAAGTGGAAGAAACTGAGCAAAAACTGAACGACCTGAAGGCCGCCCAAAAGTCACTGGAAGCGGAGTTCGCAGGCGCGAAGCTGAATCAGGATCAGTATGACGCCCTCCAGAGGGAGATCATCGAGACGGAGCTGGCGCTGAAGGACGCCGAGGACGCCATGGAGGACTTTACTTCCGCCAGCTCAAAATTCAGCAGCGCGGTTTCCGGAATCTCCTCCAAGGCTGGCTCCTTTGCCAACGCGACCAAAGGCATTTCTACCGCCGCGGCCGGCCTCATCTCGGCGGCAACGGCTACGGTGCCGGCCACTGAGGAACTCCGGACATCACTCTCCATCCTGGACAACAATGCGGAAGAGGCAGGCCTTAGCGTGGATTACGTGAGAAAAATGTTCGGCAATCTGACCGCTGTTACCAATGACACCGGCAGCAGTGTGGAGGCCATTTCCAACCTTTTGCAGTCAGGCCTCGGCTACTCCAATCTCCAGCGGGCGCTTGAAAATCTCACCGGCGCGTATCTTCGTTTCCCCGATACCATGAAGGTCGAATCCTTGGCCGACAGCCTTCAGGAAACGCTGGCCACCGGCCAGGCGGTTGGGCAGTATGCAGAGCTTTTGGAACGACTGGGCGTGAATGTAGAGGCATTTAATAACGTGTTGAGCATTATGCCCGATGAATTGGCGGCGCAAAACTTCGCATTAGACACCCTGGCAAAGGAGGGCCTTGCCGAAACCTATCAAAGCTGGGGCCAGAACAACCAGGCCCTGCTGGACAGTCGGCAGGCAACGATGGATATGCAGCTCGCGTTGGCTGACCTCGCTGTCACCCTGACTCCCGTGATCACGGCCATCACAGAATTCGCGTCCGCCCTTCTTGCAAAGTTCAATGAACTCCCCGCAGGAACTCAGAGCGCTGTCGGCGGCATCGTGGCGGCATTTGCCGCGCTCAGCCCAGTGATGTCCGCTATCTCCGGGCTGACCGGAATAATCGGGAAAATCCCGGGTCTTGTCAGTTCTATCGGCGGGGCATTCAGCGGAGCTCTGCCCGCGCTAGCCTCTTTCTTTACCGGCCCGGCCGGGATCATTGCCCTTGCGATCGCCGCAGTCGGCGGCCTGGTCGCGCTCTACGAGACCAATGAGGACTTCCGAAATGCGCTGGAATCCTTCGATGAATGGCTGACCGGCGTTTTCTCGCGGGACTGGACGGAATCCTTTGGCGCTATGGGCCATGTGGTCAACGCCTTCTTCACCAGTGTGGAGAACATCTACAACAACGGGATCAAGCAGATACTTGGCGGAATCGTCGATCTGGTCGCAGGAGTATTCACCGGAGACTGGAAGCGCGCCTGGGAGGGCGTGGTCAGCATCTTCGAGGGGGTATTCAGCACACTGATCTCCGTCGTCAAATACCCCATCAATGGGGTCATCGGGGCCATTAACTTCCTGATCGAAGCGGTCACCTCCGCGATAAACCGAGTGGTCGGGCTGGTGAACAGCCTGTCCTTCCAGGTGCCGGACTGGGTCCCGGGAATTGGCGGCGAGGACTTTGGCTTCAATCTTCCCACGGTAACGGCGCCGACCATCCCATACCTCGCCCAGGGCACGGTGACGCGACCCAACAGTCCCTATCTGGCCGTCGTGGGCGATAATCCCACCGAGCCGGAGATCATTTCCCCCTACTCGACCATCAAGCGGGCGGCCGCGGAGGGGCTCGCTGAGATGGGCTACAGCTTGGGCGGGGGCGGCACGGTGGACGTGACCCTTCTGATCGACGGCGCGGTGCTCGCGCGAAAGGCCGTTCCGTACTTCAACCGGGAATACACCAGACGGGGAAACGGTCTTGTCCGGTAACGAAAGGAGCCGAGCCAAATGAAGCACATCACCATGGACAACGTGACCTATCGCGTCCGGTGCAGGTATCAGACGCTCTCTCAGTCCTTCCGCATTGTGGACGGGCCGAACGCGGGGGACATGATGTCCGGTCGGCGGGAGCGCGACCTGATCGGCACCTACTACGATTATTCCCTCTCAGTGGAGCCGGATCCCTCCGCGCCGGAGGACTATAACCAATTCTTCCAGGCTATCTCCGCGCCTGTGCCCAGCCATACCATCACACTCCCCGACGGGGACGGCGCTCTCACCTTCCAGGCAATGGTATACGACGGATCTCACACCTACCGGGGCCGCACGGGCGGCTCGGCCCGCTGGACGGGGCTTGAGGTCACCTTTACCGCCCTCCGGCCCCAGCGCACTCCGGAGGTCTCCTTATGAGCGCCTATATCAAGTACAACGGGCGGGTCTTCACCGGGGATGATCTCCGAAGCGGAAACCTTTACTTAAGCGAATCCCTCCCCGCCGGCGAGCTGGAGGTTGATTCTCTGAGCGTCATTGTTCAGGACACATCCACCATCCCGCACCTGCTCGCCGCCGACAACCTGGTCGTCGCTGCGGATGGACTTCCCCTTTCCCCTCGCACTCCCCTCCACGGGCTGGACTATTACGGAAAGTATGGGCAGCGGGTCGATTATTTCCACCAAGGGGAACGGCTGGCGGCCATGTACCTGACGGACATAGTCCGAGTATCCCGGTATGAATATCAGCTCCACTGCGTGTCCGCAATCGGTCTTCTCCTGACCTCCGACCATTATGGCGGTATCTATGCCGGCGAAACGGCGGCGGAGGTGATATCGGACGTCATTGGAGGCATTGTCCCCTATACCATCGACGCCACACTGGGGGCTACGCCTCTTTACGGCTGGCTTCCCAAGGCGGTGCGTCGAGATAACCTGCTCAACATTCTATTCGCTATCGGCGGGCTGATCCGAAAAGACACCAGCGGTGAGATTTCCATCATCCCCCAAACCGCCGGAGTCCCCTATGCGCTCACCACCGATGAAATCTATCTGGGTGGGAGCGTGACCGATGGAAACCCGGCCACAGGAATTTCCGTAACCGAGCACACCTATCTCCCCCTTACTTCCGATAAGGAAATCATCCTGTTCAACGGTGAGGCGGCGGCAGCCCCACTCACATCCCCAAAGGGGAAAACGCTGAACGGGTTTCTCATCCTGTTTGACGAGCCCATTCACGATCTCAGAATATCCAACAGCACCATCTTGGAGAGTGGGGCGAATTATGCTGTGATCTCGCAGTCGCCCGCCGCGACGCTTGCCGGGCAGCCGTACACCCACATCACCAGAGTCATTGCTCGGGATGTCGTATCCGGCGTCACCCCAAATATCATCAGCAGCGAGGACTGCGGGCTGGTCAATCTCCTCAACTCTGAGCTGGTGGCAGATCGGCTCCAAGCTTATTACAGTTCCACCAGTGTGATCTCCGCCGATTTTCTGGTCGGGAATCAAAAACCAGGGGACGCAGTAATCTTCCTAGATCCCTTCGGCGATGAGACCACCGGATATATTGGGAATATGGACATTGACCTTTCCATGGCTCTGCGCGCTCAAGCTCAGATTGTCCGGGGCTATGTGCCCGCAGCCTCCGGGAATTTCTATACCAAGATGGTTGTCATCTCCCAGTCCGGCACATGGACCGTCCCCTCCGACTGCAAGGGGAAGATCCGGATCGTCCTGATCGGAGGCGGGAATGGCGGCAGCGCGGGAGAAAAGGGGCAAAACGGCGAGGCCGGCGTAGTCCCATCATCCATCGGCACGCCTCCAAACTACGGCGCCCCGGGAAAAGGATCTCCCGGAGGCCAGGGAGGCGCACCGGGGAAGGTCTATATCACCACATTGGACGTATCCGCCGGGCAGACGCTCTCCGCCGTGATCGGCGCTGGTGGAGCGGGCGCGGTGTTTGGGGGCGTCCCCGGACTTGGAGGCGATACCACCCTGGGCGGGGTCTCTTCCTCCCTCGGAGCAAGACCGGAAATCGGCTATATGCCGCTTCTGGGGAATAGCATGTATGCAGTCCCTGGCGAGACCGGCATAGCTGGAGCTGACGCGCCAAAAAACGGAGAAACTTCTACGCTTAGTTATGGCGGCAACTCCTGGTCCAGTGGGGCGCAGGGGAAGTACACCGTCTATTCCGACTACTCCGAAATCGTCGGCTGGGGAGGCCTCCCGGGAGGCCCCTCCGTGGAGGCAAACGGCGGGGATGGTCAGGATGCCTATTATGACTTCCCGTTGAGCGGCGGTGTCGCTGTCTCCGGCGGTGCAGGCGGCGCGGGCGGATCTCCAGGGAAGCGGCCCGCAGCCATAATCCCAGGCGCGGGAGGCCACGGCGGCCACGGCGGCGGCGGAGGCGGCGGCGGTGGTGGCGCCAATGCATTAGGAGATTACGCTGGCAGTATATATTGGTACGCCGGCCCCGGAGGCGCGGGGGGAGCCGGAGGCGCGGGCGGCGATGGCGCGCCGGGAATCATTCTGATTTACTACTAAGGAGGCTCACGGTATGGCGACAACAAAGGAAATTCTGGTCCATGGGATCCCAACCAAGGTCACAGAGTTTGACCACACCGCCCAGGAGATCGACGACGCGGTGACAGCGGTGCAGGGCGCGCCGGAGACGTTGGGTGCCGCCCCTGCGGGGTTTGGGTATGGAGATGTATCCGTTGCTCTTGATGCGGGTGCCGACGAAACCGAAGAGAATGAAATTCTTACAAACCTTTTCAACAATCTACCAGTCGGTAAGACGATACAGTTTCGTAAATTCCTAGCATCGCCGTGGAATGGGATGGGATATGCGGCATGTGAAATGTATAATACAACTGGTGGCGGATATGGCGGCGTTGAGGCTTCGATTTATGGAGTGCATTTCCTGCGAAAAGCTTATGTAGCCGGTGTGTGGAGACCTTGGGAATGGGTTAATCCCCCCCTGGCCCTCGGCGTCGAATACCGCACCACGGAACGACTATATGGCAAACCTGTATATAAAAAAATGATAAATGTTGGTTATGTAGCCGTAGGAACTCAAACATATGAACATGGTATAGAGAATATGGACATACCTTACACCCTTGAGGTTATAAATGTTGGTGGTTGGTGTATTACCAACGCTTCAGGTAATAATCAATACTTTGATAGAACAAGTATTCAATTCACAACTGGAGCTAATCAAGGTTCAGTTTCATTTGTGATGAAATACACTAAAACGACAGATTAAGGAGGGATGAGCTATGAAACGAATTAAATACAAATATGTGTATGCCAAAATCAATCACGGCACAGAAGAACAGCCTGACATTGAATATGCTTTCGTCACTAAGCACATCCCCTATTCCGAAGAAAACCTTATCCGAGCCAAGGAAGAAGCCCACAACGGCGAGGTCGAGGTGGAGGAAGTGGAAGACCCTGAGACTCCCGAAACCCCCGACGATTCCGTCTGGGATGAGCTGGACGCGGCTTATCAGGAAGGAGTTGACAGTGTATGACAAGCAAAGAAAGAGTGCTGGAGCGTGAGAGACAGCGGGGCCGGGTTGCCGCCCAGGAGGTGCAGAGCAAGGCTGACGATATGACCGGAACGGAGTTGTATGCGGTGGATGACCGCATACCCCGTTTCGCTGCGGTATGGGCTAGGATGAACATGCTGAACAGACCTATCGGCTTTGTCTGCAAATCCACGGCGGGGCGTGTGGTACGCCTCCTCCAGCCCTACGATTCCGACATCTACACCCAGGAGCCGGAGGAGCTACCCTCCCAGTGGGGCTTTGTGTGGAGCACCGATCCGGCCAAGGCCCTGCCCTTCGTGGCCATTTCCACCAGTCCCTATCACATGAGCGCCTGCTGCTCCGAGAACGGCGTGGTCTACCGCTCCCTGCTGGACAACAACGTGTGGCCGCCCAGCGAATACCCCCAGGGATGGGAGGTGGCGGTATGACTGAGACGATCATCGTAGCCCTGATCTCTGGCGGGTTGACCCTTCTGGGCGTTTTGATCTCCAACAGCCGCGCCCAGGCTGTAACCGACACCAAACTGGAGGCGCTCACCCGGGAAGTCCGGGAACACAACAACTTCGCCCGCCGCGTCCCTCTGCTGGAGGAGCAGGTAGGCGCTCTGGAATCTCAGGTCAAAGAGCTCCAAGGATTACATAAGAGGCAGTAAAAAAGAAAAGAGAATCTTCTATGAACAACTGGAACGCATGGATCAAGGCGGCGGGTATCCGCGCCATCAAAACGGTGGCCCAGACCGCCATCGCCACCATCGGCACCACCGCCGTCATGTCGGAGGTCGATTGGGTGCTGGTGGGAAGCTCCGCCCTGCTGGCGGGCATCCTGTCCCTGCTCACCTCGGTCGCCGGGTTGCCCGAGCTGAAGGAGAAGTATTGATGGACGGCGCTATGGTGAAGGCCTACAGCAAGGCCCAGGACGGCAATAAGGCCCTGTCCGCCAACTTTAAGGTGCGGGAGTTTGCCAGCCAGGATGGCGCCGATCCGGTATTTATTTCGGACACGCTGGTGGGCATCCTTCAGGCCATCCGCAACCACTTCGGACAACCGGTGACCATCAACAGCGGTTACCGCACCGCCGCGCATAACAAGGCCGTGGGCGGCGCGGCCCGCTCCCAGCATCTCTACGGCACCGGCGCGGATATCGCCGTTGCCGGCGTTTCTCCCGCAGAAGTGGCCAACTACGCCGAGACCCTTCTCCCCGGCACCGGCGGCATCGGCCGGTATCAGGGCTTCACCCACATCGATGTAAGGCGAATCAAAAGCCGTTGGGTCGGCTGATCTGAGAAAGGAACATAACTTCATATGTCGAGCGCGAGAGTTAAACTTCCGCCAGGGCTGGATGACCTTTTGCGCTCAGATATGGAGACCTGCATCATCGAAGCTAACCTTGGGGATCGGGATACCGGAATCGCCAAACGGTATCTCCTCGACCAGTGGCCGCAGATCGAGATCGCGGCGGAGCTGGGCTGGACGCGAAACACGGTGTCCAGTCACGTTTTCCGCATCATCGCTAAAGTGGAGCAGACGGCCAAAAAGCTGAACTTGGCATAAATCGAGCATAAAACAGGCATAAACAGGATACAGGCTCCCCGGGATCAGTCCCAGGGAGCCTGTATTTTTTGTATCATAAAAGCAGATCAAGAGAAAGGAGTCCCTCACATGGCATTCAATTACAGTTATCCCGGCCAGCACCAATACCCGGCCAATTACGGAACATCCCAGCAGCCATCCATGCAGGCCGTTCAGAGCGGAGGATATCCCGGTCAGGGCATCTCCCCTATGAGTCGGCTTGTGAGCAACCGGGACGAGGCCAACGCCACCCAGGAGGCCCTTGACGCGTTGCGCGCCGAGATCGAAGCGCTGAAGAAGCCCACAGGAAAGGCAGGGAAAAAGAATGACCCCGATGAATAATCCCATTATGCAGCTCGTGCAGCTCATGCAGGCAGGCAAGGACCCGGGCGTGCTGATCCGCTCTCTGGCCCAGCGGGATCCCCGCGTGCAGCAGGTCATGCAGATGCTGGACGGGAAAACTCCCGCCCAAAAGGAGCAGCTCGTGCGAAATATGTGCGCAGAGCGCGGCACTACGGTTGAAGATTTGGCCCGGTCGATGGGCATCACGATCCCGAGCAGCCGATAGCGTCCCGCGCCCTCACAATAAAATCTCTTTTCAGTTCTCGGCGGCATCTTGATCAAAAGCCGCACCCCGACAGTGGGGCGCGCGACCCGCTGAATTTAACTGAAAAGAGGTTTTTCTATGTCTGATGACAACATGATCCTGGGCTATCTCATGGGCCAGGAAACGGGCAAGAGCAATGGTATGTTCGGCGGAGGCGGCATCTATGACCTGCTGGCCCTGGGCCTGGTGTTCGGCGATGGCTTCGGCGGCTTTGGCGGCGGCTTCGGCGGCGGCGGTGCCGGTCTCCAGGGCATCGCCACCCGCGCCGACATCAACGAGGGCTTTGCCCTGAACAACATCACCGGCGGCATCACCGCCATCCAGCAGGGCATCTGCGACAGCACCTATGCTCTGAACAACGCCGTGACTGGCGGCTTTAACGGCCTGTCCGCCCAGATGGCCCAGTGCTGCTGCGACAACCGGGCGGCCATTGCTGACGTGAAGTATGATCTCGCGTCTCAGTTCTGCGCTCTGGGCAACACCATCCAGAACACCACCCGCGATATCATCGACAATCAGAACGCGAACTATCGCGGCCTGATGGACTTCATGGTGAGCGAGAAGCTGGCCGGCAAGGATGCGCAGATTGCGGCCCTGACCAACCAGCTGAGCCAGGCCAATCAGAACGCCGTCATCGGCGCTCGCATCGACGCCGCCGTGGCCGAGGTCCTCCGCCGCACCGGCAACGACTGCCCCACCCCCGCCTACTGGGTGAATCCGCCCACTCCCGTCCAGGTGCCCTATGGTTGGGGTCAGCGCGGCGGCAGCTGCGGGGACTGCGGGTACTGAGGTACATTGGATAATATGACCTTCCCCGATCACGGGTGACAACATCGGGGCGGCGTCTGGATGGACGCCGCCCCTGACTTAGAAAGGAGAACGCTATGCCCTGCAAGTACAATGACCGGTGCGGGAAGCTGTGCCCGCACTTCGTGATCACCACGGCCGTGGCCTTTGCCGACGGCGCCCTGACACTCACCCTCCCCGATGACATCACATACTCTGACCGGCGGAAATACTGCATCGTCATCGGCCAGGCCATCCCCGCAGCCAATACCATCAACGCCCCTGTTGTCACCGTCATAGGTGCTGGCGCCACAGAGTTCCCTCTGCTGACCCGCTGCGGCGCGCCGGTGGTCGCCCAGCAGATCGGCACGCGGCGCAGGTATCCGGTGCTGGTCAACACAACCGCCGCCGGCGGCACCCTGCGGATCCTCTGTGATCTTCCCTACGTGGACGCCGCCACTCTGGCCGCCCTCAACGACGCGGAGGAAGGGGGCGCTGGCGTATGAATCCCGGTATGATGATGCTGATGCTCTCCAGAACGCGGGATGAGGGGGCACGCAGCTATGAATCCCGCGAAAGCCCCCGGATGGGCTATGGGGAGACGGGCGGCGGTTATGAGGTGGACAGCCGTTTCCGCGACCGCAATGGCCGGGAGCACTACGACAACGGCAGATTTGCCCCCATGAGAAACGTCTACGACGCTGACAGCATCTCCCATGAGCCCCAGTCCCGGAGACGCTACCAGACCAGAGGAGATGCCATGGAGATGCGTTACCCCTATCTCCCTCCTGTTTATGAACGGACAGAAGGGGGGGATATGCGCATGAATCAGATCGGTTTTGCTGCCGAAATGCCCAGCCACCGGCAGGAGCTGGCAGACGGGTATCGGGCGAACGCAGGATACCACTCTCCAGATGAAATGGCCTATATGTCCGGGGGCATGGAAAACGGCCATGGTGAGAGCCGTGCCATCCCTCCCTTCACGCGGGAGATGGCGGAGCAGTGGACGAGGAAGCTCCACAATGAGGACGGATCGACCGGCCCCCACTGGACCATGGAGCAGACGAATCAGGCCATGGCCCGCATCAACTGCAACTGTGACCAGGTGGAGTTCTGGGCCGTCATGAACGCCTTGTACAGCGACTACTCCAAAACCGCCAAAAAGCACAACGTGAACACCGTTGACTTTTACGCGGACATGGCGAAGGCGTGGCTGGAGGACTCCGACGCGGTCCATGGGAAGGCTTCGGCCTACTTCATGTACATCGTGAAGTAGCAAAGCGGGGAGGGCCAGTCGGCCCTCCCCGTTAGCATTCCCGTTAGCATTTGCTGTGATTTCTTTACGTTTTGATGGGTTTGGGGTTTCCGTCAAGGAAATATTTTTTCCGCGATGAGGGGGCTCTTACCCGTTGGAAACACAAGTAAAACCCCGAAACCGTTGCAGTTTCAGGGTTTTACATCTGGCGGAGTGGGAGGGATTCGAACTATCCGACCGGGACGAAAAATGGTTGCAGGCCAACAACTTCAAATCTAGTTAGCATTATCATTAGCATTTTCATCTTTTGCATCCCTCTTCGCTGCATAAAACTCCGACATGGCATCGGTGTATTTTGCCCGGTCGCTCTGAGCTACGTGAGTATAAATATTGCGCATTGTCTGACTGTCTGACCAGCCGCCCAGCTCCATGGTGATCTTCTCGGGCATTCCCAAATGGTAGGCCAGCGAGGCAAAGCTGTGACGCAGCCCGTGAACGCCCACCTCCGGGAGCCCCGCAGATTTGCAGACGCGGTTGATCTGCTTCCTCAGCGCGTCCGGGTGCCCCTTCACGACAAGGCCGGACTTGTCCTCGACGCGTTCCAGCGCCTTTTGCAGCTCATCCATTATGATGGGCACCACGCGGGTGGAACTGCGGTTTTTGTTTGCCTTTTTCTGGACAAACTTATTGGCCTCATTTGGGACGCTGGCGCCGCGCACATAGATACACTTCTTCGCCAAGTCTACATT